CAAGCCCGACGATGGCGGTAAAGGTTCAGCATAGCGCGGACGATTCTTCGTTCGCTGACTTGATCACGTTTACGACGGCCAGCACCGTTAGCGCGGAGAGAAAAACGGTGGCAGGTACGGTGAATCGGTACTTGAGGGTCAATCGAACGGTGGGCGGGTCTAGTACTCCGAGCGTAACGTATATGGTTGCGTTTTCCAGAGGGTAGTAATCTAACAGCAGGAGGATGATGTGGCGAAATACGGTCCAAGTTCGGTAGCGATTACGCTCGACGATAGTGGTGGAACTGCGAGGGTTCTATCTCAGTACATAATTTCCATCGGTGGAATCAAGATCAATGCGGGGATGGTTGACTCGACTGGCTTCGGAGACTCATGGGCAGAAAGTCTGTCAACTGGCAAGCGGTTCATGGATGACATTGTTATCGAGGCGTGGTACGACGATACGTCTAGCACTACCGATGCGGTGCTTGGCGATGTTGCGAATGGGCCAGCCGATCAACAGAAGACCCTGCTGATTGCGTATGGCGGCAGCAAGACCACATCGGTCGAGGGGTGGATCGTCGATTACGAGCGCGTTCTCGACAAAGAGAGTCTGCACATTGTTCGGGCGACGTTCCGACCGAGTGGAGCGGTGACAGAGGCATAAGCAAAGTTTGGGGGCCGCATGAGAGCAGCCATTGTATGCAGGTTGTTTTGTGCGGTTCCCCGCTTTACTTCGAGGGGCTTATGTTATGGAATTCCACGGACTCGGAGAGACAACTGATCGAATCAGAAGGATAGGCGAGGATGTCGAGCGCAACATTGCAAAAATTCTCAATGATGTTGCACAGCCTCGCATAGCGAAGATGAAGACACGCACGCCCGTGCGTGATGGACATCTGCGAGCCAGCGTACATCTAACTCCAGCCACACGAACGTCGAGTGGAGTCGAGGTGAAGTGGGTTGCGGGTGGCACTGCTACTGAGTATGCGCTCAAGCAGCATGAAGACTTGTCCTACAGTCACACCACAGGGCAAGCAAAATACATCAGTTCAGTTGTTTTCGAGGACGCGAAGGTTATGAAGCAAGCCGTTGCGTCTAAAATCAAAAAATTGTTTAGTTAGGGAGAGTTATGCTCGTTAGTAAGATCGTAGAAAAACTCGATGTCCCGCACGAGGTGGGCCAGTGGGTTGAGATCAGGAACCTCTCATGGAAGTCGATGGAAGAGGCCGTCAACAACAAGCAAGAACGTGATATCGGTCAGGTGAAGCGAATGGGTGGCGATGTGTTTGAAGCCATCATGCGTTCATCCAATAAAGACGAAGACAAGACGGGCGACGAAGGCGCGGATAAAAAGGCTCGCGGTGGAACCTTTGAATCCTACGACATGGAGACGCTGCTAAGAAAAGCCGTCATCAGTTGGAGCTACGACGGAAAGCCAACCGTCGAAAGGATTCAGGATCTTGATGCGAAGACGGCCAAGTGGCTGGCCCGTGAGATTTACGAGAGGAATAAGCCAGAGACAGAGGAAGACTCAAAAAACGACTAATCGCGCTCCATAAGTGTCTGTCTGGATTGGAGGGCGCGGAGCCGCCAGAGGCGTGGGTTATCTCGCGTATTTGCGAAGAGTTCGGGTGTTTACCTTCAGAGGCGGTCAATGAGCTAGAGGTAGATGTGAGGAAGCATCTATTCGTGATCATGAGATTACGGGCCTACGCTGCGGCGAAACATCGACTAGACAACATGAAGAGCGGTGAGAATCTGGACGATGTTCCCATGATCGACATAGTTCTGAAGAACGATGTGGCTATTGCGAAGGGCGAGATCACATAAATGGCTGTGAATGTCGGCACGATTGAAGCTGTTCTCAGGCTGAAGGATCAATTCAGCCTTGGAATGAAGACGGCTGCGAAAAATGCCGAATCTGCCGGAAAGCGCCTGAAGTCGGTTAGCGCCAGCGCGAGGGGTATCGGCAAGTCATTGACGATGGGCGTGACGCTGCCCCTCGTCGGCGCGGCTGTCGCTGCCGTGAAGTTCTCGCAAGACCTGAACAAGGGCATGGCGAATGTTGCCAGCCTTATTCCAGGCAACATTGATAGAGTTAAGGAACTGAAGGCCAGTGTCCAAGACCTAGCCATCGCGACAGGTTCCAGCACTGGTGACATGGCAGACGGTCTGTATCAGGTCATCTCTGCGTTTGGCGATAGTTCCGACACCGTGAAGATTCTGGAACTCAACGCGAGGGCTGCTGCGGCTGGATTGGCAACAGTAACAGATGCCATCAGCCTAACGTCTGCGGTTACGAAGGGCTATGGGGACACCAGTGCGGGTGCGGCATCGAAGGTGTCCGACCTTGCGTTCACTGCGGTCAAGTTAGGACAGACCACGTTTCCAGAGCTAGCTGCTTCGATGGGCCGCGTGGTTCCCCTGTCTGCTGAACTGAAAATCAGCCAGGAGGAATTGTTCGCAGTCATGGCGACAGCGACAGGCGTAACAGGAAAAGCCGCAGAGGTTTCCACGCAGCTACGTGGCGTGCTTCAAGGGTTACTTGCGCCGACCGCAGAGATGTCGGAGTTGTATGAAAGGATGGAGGTTTCTTCTGGTCACGCCTTGATCGCCCAAGAAGGTCTACAGGGGGCGCTGAGAATGATTACCGATGCTGCTAAGGCGTCTGGGCAACCTCTTCAGAAGTTTATTGCCAGCATCGAGGGTCAGACGTTGGCTCTTGCTCTCTCCGGTCCTCAAGCAGAAGTTCTCACACAGAAGCTCGCAGCGATGGAGGACGCGGTAGGGGCGACAGATGAGGCGTTCGATGAACAGACGAAGGGAATCAACGCGGCAGGATTCGCGTGGAATCAACTGAAGAGCGAACTACTCGTCGTGGCCCAGCAGTTAGGGGACGAGCTTCAGCCGGTCTTCAACGATATCGTAAGGTCGGTAAAAGACGATATTGTGCCAGCCGTCAAGGAATGGATTGAGTGGTTCAGGGAGTTGGACTCAGAGAGCAAGAAAAATTACCTGCAATTAGCGGCACTGCTCGTTGTGCTTCCTCCATTGATTTTCATGTTCGGTGCAATCGGTGCTGGCGTGAGTGGCGTCATTTCGATGGTTGTAGCAATCAAAGCTCTTACGGCTGGGACTTGGCTGGCGACCGCTGCGGCAAAAGGGTTCACGGTTGCATTCTGGGCTACGCCTATCGTCGGGTGGATCGCAGCAATCGTTGCCGCTGGCATCGCGATCTATATCTTCAGGGACAGGATTTGGAACATTGTGAAGGGTGCGTTTTACGCATTCCTTAACGTGATCGATGAACTGAAGCACAAGCTAGGGATGCTCACCAGTGAAGAGTTACGGGCTGGGAAGGCGTCAAGAAGTTTAGCGGAAGACCTTGGTGATATCACTCCGTCGGTGGAGGTATTGACGGAGGCATTGGGCCAAGCCGCTCTCACTGGAACCGTTGAAGATTTACACGCGGCGATGGCGAATCTCGGTGGTCAGACATCCTTCAGCAAGGAAACGATGGATCTGATCGGAGAGGCCGCGATCAGACTCCGAGACGCAGGTCAGGAGTTGACGCCAGCGTTGGAGCAAGTTGCTGACCATCTAGTTCGTCAACAGAAAGCGGCGAAGGAAGCTGCTGAGAAGATTGAGGATCTTGCGGAACGAAGCGAGGCACTCACAGCAGCGCAGTTGGAAGCTGCCGAAGCAGCCGAAGCGTTCAAGGAGGATGTTCAGGCTCTTTCGGATAGTTTCTCGGGCGCAGGTCTTATCAAGCAAGTCTCTCTACTGGAGACGGCGTACTCTGAACTGACGCCAGAGCTTACGGGCAATGAGAGACACATGCGCGAGATGTCAAAGGCAGCGTTGGAGTTGCGCGACAGTGGCATGGAAGTGTCCGACGGATTGGATGACTTGGCCGACAGCGCACACGCAAGCAAGGAAGGAGTATTAGAGTTCAATGCTGCCGTTGAAAAGGCGAAAAACATTCAGGGCATCATGGACGATCTCACTGGGAGGGACGTTGTTGATAGCGTCAACAATCTCCAGCAAGCATGGACGAATCTAAGCGATAGCCAGAGAGCAAACACAGCCACGCTGAGAATCGCCAGAGATGCGATTAAACAGATAGAAGAATCCGGCGGTGAGTTCACTGGAACACTCAGAGATTTGGATACGACTGTCGTAGATGTCGAAGATTCGACAGCAGCGTTCGTGAAGCGCGTGCAGGATCTCCAAAAGAAGCTTGGGAAGGACGGTCTACAAGAGGATGCCGCAGTGTTGGGCGTCTCACTGGAGGGGATGAGAGAGAAAGGCGACCTGACGGCCTTCGCGATGGAGGAGCTAGGCAAAGAGGCACTGAAGTTAAGAGAAGCCGGTGCGAAGCTTAGTGATGAACTGAACGCCATGGCAGACTCGGCTGAGAGGGCG